TTTATAGATATTTATATCTATATCTTTTTCACGTTGGAAGGTTTTAACATTCTTTGAATGGTTTTTCTTTCAACACCCATCTATCATTCATTTTATTAACTCATTATTCTTTTAATCATTTCTTCGTTTTTTCAGATTTACTCTTGTCTTCGGAGTAATGACTATCAACCTCTTATAATGAGTGTTTATATTATTTGATGAATTTATTGAATCACTACATTAATTTGTGGTAGTTGGTGACCCTGGGTTTGAACGTACCCTCGGAAAAATCCTGTTTCAATATTTACATCATTTAATATGAATGTTCTCGAGCTGAACTCAATGTAGCTCATCCTAAATAAATCTTTGAGAGTTTGCGCGACTAAAGTGCCAAGATGTGGAATTCATCCATGAGTAAACATGTAAAAACGTGCGCCACTTAATAATATCTTCCGTGATCCAATGGTGGTGGGGTGTCCCGACTCGAAGAGGTGACCGCGCACTTGAGACCGTTGCGACATACGATCTCCCCTGTTGCTTTGGGTTAAAAGCATGTCCTTCTCTCCAATTACGTTTTATGGTTACAACTTTTGCTATATAGATAATGTCGCTCTCAACTCTTGCATATCAACAACAGCTTAAAGACGTCGAGGATTGGTACCTTCTTAGTGAAGTTGCTGAAAGGCAATGGAATCTATCAAGGAAGCGTATAGGTAGGAGGCCGGTTATGGGTGGAAAGAATTTCTTTCCATGCCATGATTATGAGTTCTATACTATGGATGATGCTTTGGAGTATACTTATGTGTGCCCTGAGGCAAAACCCAAACGTGAATCTCATAAACCCCGCATGCACGTTTTCTCTTGTCCCCGTGATGAGAGGAATGTGTATAGAGGGCATCTTCGATCTCATAAGGTTAGAAAGCCTAAGGTTAGGTTGGAGAGTACATTGATTTGCAGTCGTTCTCGAGTTACCCAACAAGAAAGAACAACTCCTTTGCGAGTGCAAATTATGTACAGATTAAAGATCTTGACCCCGCGGGGGTTTAGGTCTGATATTGTTTCTAGCCTTGACAATCTTCCTATCCATCTTGATATTCACGGCATTGAAAAATGCGAGGTGCTTCAGGGTTCTATTCTTTCTATTTCTTATCCTTTAGATCATTTATTTGACAATACAGACGGTAAACGTCGTTGGATATCTGATCGTCATTCCTTCCATGCTTTAGCTATCAACAGACTTGATTTTTCACATGGTGAATTGATTCGTGTATCTCGAATACATGAAGATGGACAGTTTGTGGAAAATCGAGTTTTGTGGATGTCTCCTATGTTAACCAATCAAGGCATGCATGCTGGAAATGGTAACATTGCTTCATATCTTTTAGGGAATAAAGGTGCTCATATATATAATGGTAACACTGATACTTTATCAGATGTCGCCGATGTTGTGACTACAATTGCTGATACTGCAGCTGCAGTGATTGGTCCGTTGTCACAAATAGGTGCTGTAGCTGGTGTATTTGATTCGCCAACTAATGTATCTGATCGTTCCAAATCTAATGCAGTTGGAAGTGGAGCGGTTAATGCAATTAACATGAACATGGTGCCTAATGACATGAGTACTGATTATTCTGATCACTTTGGTTCTGAACCTATCACAGGTGATATTTCTCAAATTATAGGTAAGCCTTTTTGGATTGATTCTTTCAAGTTTGGTCATTCTCATTCTACTGGTGATGTTTTGTATAGTGTTTCAGTGTGTCCTTTTCAACAATATAATCGTTTTCCGTTTTTGACTTCAGGTTCTCAAGCTTTTACTGTCACTCCTCTTGCTTATTACTCTCAGTGCTTCAGTAAGTGGAGGGGTGGATTGGAATTCACATTTGAGCTAGTTAATGCAGAAATGCAAAAAGGTCATATTGTGGTTGCTTTCGATCCTACCCCTGAGTATTCTGGTCCTAACCAGTATACTCCTAAAACTTACAAGAAGATGCGTAATTTTTCTACTGATTTGTGTAATTTTGATGTCATTGGGAATAAGACTATAGTCAGGGTTCCTTTTGTAAGTAACACTGATTATAAGAATGTTCCAAATGATATTACCTTGAATACTACTGACTTCCGTACTATTAGATCTAGATCTGAGACAGGGCGGTTAGTTGTTTATGTTGCTAACGTTTTTGGTTATACTTCAGATGCTGTTGCTGACGAAGTAGAAATCAATGTATATATTCGTGCTTGTGATGACTTTGAATTTATTAATCCATGTAGACCCCGTATATGTGCTTTAGATGATTTTCTCACTCATCCTGATGTTTCTACTAATATATATAAGAGTCCTAGTGATGAGGATGATGGAACTGAATTTCGTGGAGATATACCAGACGAAAATGTTCCATCTACTAATCCTCAGAATGTTTCTAAGCCTGATTCTTATTCTCCTTGCTTTAGTGATATAACTCCTTTTGATGCTAGATTTGAGCAGGAATTCATTGTGGAATCTTGGGCTCAAAACACTTTTCCCACTACTTCTTATGTTAAGTCATATGATTTTCCTCAGTCTTTGTTTTCAGATAATGATCTTGCCACTTTTCTCAGTGCTAGTATGAATGCATATTATAAGGGTAGAGTTAAATTTACTCTTAAGTGTGCAGCTACTGGCTTTCATCAGGGAATGATTTTTGTCTGCTGGATTCCATCTGGTTTGACTACTTCTTTCTTTGATGATGATCTTAAACATTGTAAGTGTTCTATGCAAATGTTTCCTCATGCTTTTCTTTCTGTAAATGGTAATTCTCAGTGTGAATTGGAGGTTCCTTTTTCTCATGTCTATTCATGTTTGACTAAGATGAATGGAGATGAGACTAATGTACCTAGACATAGCGGTAGTCTTCGTATCTACTTTTGGAATAAAGTTGATACTGGTTCCTCTACTAGTGCTAATATTGGACTTACGCTTACTGCTAAGTTTGATAGCACTGAATTGACTGTTCCAACTGATATTGCTCAGTTTGCTGGTGATCCTCCTACTGATACTACGGTGGGAATTGCTAGTGAAGTGATTGATATAGTTCCGAATAGTGTTCCTAAGAAGAAGTACGTTATTACGCAGCGTCATGATAATATATATAGCATGATGCAAAGACCGGACGTCTTCTACGAAGGAGAGATTGGGGATAAATCTGGTTATGATAGACTAGTTTTCCCTGCATTTATCGGTTACACTCATCGCTACATTTCTAAAATGTTTTGTAGTAGATCTGGTGGTGATATCATTAGAATTTACAATTTTAATGATATGGCAACTGATGGCAGTTTGATTGTTAACCGAGTAGATGCTGAGGAGCCCAAGGTTACCGTTAGATCAACGATGGCAGTTGATCCAGGTGCAGCATATTTTGTCAATGGCTCATTGAGTAATTCAATGGGAGTCCATCGTGGCAATAGTGCTATTCTTCGATTGGCAGGTTTTGATAACGCTGATTTAGCCTTTTTTAATAATGGTAGATCGCGTATTCTTAACAACATGCCTTATTTGAAGAGTGATGGGGCTTATCAGATCAATGCTAGTGATTATTGGTGTCCTAATGTGGTCAGTGCAGATATGCGTAATGTACCGGCCGATTCAGTATTCCATATGTATCACTATGTGCCTGATGATTTCCGTTTTTATCAGCCACGTGCAGTTCCCTTATTGGTTTCTCCTCGCAATGATGGTCAGTTTTCTAACATCGTTGCTAAGAAATCTTTTAATTACTCCCATGATCCTGCAACTACTTTAGGTTCTGATAGATTCTTTTATGAGCTTGATCCTTCAAAAGATGGAGTTCATATTAAGAGAGAGATTCCTGTGTCAGAGGAAGCTAATCTTAAAGGACCTAGAGAAGAGGATGATGATAATGGTCTTTCCATGTTTAACAGATTCATGGAGGGAGGTGCTAGTGCTCGGAGTTTTGTTAGTTTGATTGCTGATACTTTCAAACAGGGTGTAGATAGCTTAATGCGTCTTGTTGCTCTTGTTTCAAAGGGTAACAAATTCTTTTGCCACAGTAGGTTAGGTCGCTTTATTGCCAAGTGTTTTGGTATTGATACTAAATCACTTGAAACTTGTGTTCATGTTCTTATTATTGTTGTTAAGTTAGTCATATCTTTGTTTTTGCTTTATCATTATGTTAAGTATATATTGCCTAATTCTGTCCTTGCTTTTTTTGTTGCCGTTGCCACGTTACCTATTATGTCTGATATATGTGATTTGTGTATGTTTGCTATTACTAGGCTTTCCAGTAGTGCTAGAGAGGTGTATGATGCCGAATTACCATCGTTGCTTGGTGATGATCCAACCAATAAGTCAGCGATTGTCGGTATAGTTACCAGCGTTTTAGTTGGAGCTGGAATGTTTGGTGCTGCTGGTATCAATGGTAAGAGTCAAGTTAATGATCTTTATAAGTCTACTACTCGTGGATTTATGTCTAAGGTTGTTTCTTCTACTTATTCTGCTATTGAGACTGGTATTTCTTATGCTATTTGCTATTTCAAGAATGGTACCATCGAAATACTCGATGAGACTATTGTTGAGAGAGCAAAAACTCTTAATCTGCATGAACTTTCTGTTAAGTATCAAGTACTCCAAAGTTCAGGACATTTTGAGGATAATCAACTCTATATTGAAGATATAGGTTGGGATTCCAAAGCTTTTACTGGATTGAGGTTTCATGAGTATGTGTTTAGTGTCTTTAGTGAGTTTGCTCCTTATTTTCATGTTCTTAAGTCTTCTAAGTATGGATACGTTGATTTTAATGCTTTTTGGATTAAACTTAACGAATCTCATACTAAGATTCTCAATTCTGTTAAGTATCGTAGGGATAGAATGGAGCCAATAGGAATCATGCTTCGATCAGAGCCAGGAATCGGGAAGTCTATGTGTAGTAAGACTTTCTTACCACTTTATATTTTGTCTAAGACAGGCAAAATAAAGAATATACAGGAACTTGCTTCTAATGTATATGCTGGTCCAACTGATCGTAATGAGAAATATTGGAATGCTTATTCAGGTCAACCATGGGTGAATTTTGATGATTGGGGTTCTAATGCTGATGGTTCTGATGCTGTTGACAGTATAACTTTGATTTCTTCTAATCCTAAGACTTGTACTATGGCTGCTCTAGAGGATAAAGGTAAGTGTGTAGTTAGTGATTTTATGTGTGCTTCAACTAATCTTGAGTCTTTCCATCATCCAACTATAGCCAAGGCTATCACTAATCCTGAAGCTTTGGTTAGACGTTGGAAATCATACACTTTGAAGTTTCGTGGAGGACTTACAGGATCTAATTCTGATAAGTTCAAAGCGTTAACTGATAAGTTGGGAAAGGCAACTTCTTTTGATCAGTATTTCTCTATACTTGATGAATACTATGTGCTTGCTCCTTATGATATGATGAATGTCGGTAATAATCGTATCCAGAATTTTATGTCTTTTACTATGTTTTGTAATACAATTGTTGATCTGTATAAAGATAAGTGTAGTGTGCATGATAATATTTCTTCTAATGCTTTTTCGTTTGATTTGCCTACTTTCCGAGGAGGTGATGAGATAGCTCAGACGCAAGATAAGCTTGCAGCAGTAGGTAATACAGTACGATTGAGTGCTGATTTACATCAAGCGAAGAAGGTTGTTAAGGTTGCTAAGAATTCTGTCTTTACTCCTGTTGGTACTTATGCTCAGTTTAAACAGGCTTGTTGTGTTAATGATTCTGGTGTAGATGATTCTTCTCGTATTATTTTCCATGCTTCTACTTTTAGTTGTTATTTAGCTTGTGGCTGTCCTGGTGTCACTTTTGATACTGACATTTTTGTTGGTAAAGATAAAGTGGCAGCAGGACAGGTAGCAAAGCTATGCAGCTGTTGGAATATTGATTGGTCTGGCATTGCTTTTTGTGTTTTAGTTGCTGGTGAGGTTTTAGGTATTTTAACTCTTGTTTGTACAATTTTCATGATTATTGCTCAATTGATTAAACGTAGGCGAGATAGAGTAGATGTTAAGGGTTATGATGAAGATCATGACAAGAAGCAGAAGAAGAGGCTTCCCAAGAAAAAACATGTTGAGATATCGAAAGATGTCGATAATGTATTTCTTGGTGATGATCAACATTACTCTAAATTGTCTAAAAATCACTTTACATTGTATAAGACTGTAGATATGCTTAATTTTGAAGATATTGGTCATGTTTTCTTTGTTGATCGTCGTCATTTTGTCATTAATAATCATTATGTAGAGAGGTGTAAGCGTAATGGTCATAAATTGTATATTAAGCATCATGGTGATTGGATGCATCTTCCTGTAGATGGCACTCATTCTGAATTGATGTACGATGAACATTTTACTGAACTTTTAGTTTTTAGGTTCCCTGGATTTTTGGCTGGAGTTAAGGATATGACTTCGAATTTGTGTTCGAAAGGAGACATTTCGAGTTATCTTGATGGTCAGTCAAAAAGAGTTAAGTTTTATGCTTATGGTAATCCAATAGATGAATGTAGCTCAATTGAGTATTCCCCTACCCTTGTTCCTGTCTCAGGACACAAGGAGAAGTATTTCGGTTATAATGTTCATCGTTATTCATGTTATGGTTCATGTGGTTCTCTCTTTCTTAAACCTTATGATGCTAATCCTAGATTTGTTCTTGGTATGTTGTTCGCAGGTACTAAGAAAACTTCTAGTTTTGGCCCTCTATGTCTTGAAGAGTATATGCTTTGTAGAGATTCTCTGGATGAGTCATGCGGTAAGAAATATGCATTTGAGGATCCTGAAATTGAGGGAGATGTTAGCTTTAAGGGTAACCTTAAAATAGTTGACAATCCTAAGATTAATGGAGAATCTGTGAAGGTTTCTTATTGCATGACTTCTCAGAAAGTCAAAACTCCCATCCATAGTCAGGAATTATTTCCTGATAATCATACCCCTGCTCATCTGAATTTTGATATATTGCATAAACGTAAGTTAGTGTATGATAGTTCTTCTGATATTCCTGCTCAGATTCCTTCTGAGCAGCATCGTAATTATGCTATTAATGTTATGAATTCTTATGTTTCTACTGTCCCTTATAGTTTGGAGAAGCGTGTTTTGACTGATTATGAGATTATGAATTACTATGGTTCTAATCATCCTTTTGATCTTGATTCTTCAGCGGGTATCTGGTCACAGATATCTAAGAAGAAAAGAGGGATCATAACTTCAACTTTGGGTGATACAGGTAATGTGTATTCTTTGACGGAAGAGGCTTCAACCGTTAAACATCCATTATTTAATAAGTCATTTGTAGATTTCGTTCGAGATTCTGAGAAATCATATCTCGAGGGGAAGATACCTTTGGACTTATTTCAGGGTACTCTTAAGGATGAGCTTAGGCCATTGTATAAGGTCAAGCAAGGTAAGACACGTTTTTTCACTGCTGCTAGTCTTTCTACTAATTGGCTCTACAAGAAATACTTTGGAGCTTATGCTGATTGGGTAAGAACTCACCCAGGGTTCAAACTCAAACACGGTATAGGCAATGATAAAGAGTCTTGTTGGAGACATTATGCTGATTGTATAAATGAGGTGTCTGGTAGTTTTAAGTTTTTTGATTATTCTGATTTTGGTGTGTCTATTCCTGTTTTTATTGTAGATATGTTTATTGATCACATTAATTGTTTTTATGATGATGAGGGTAGTGATGCGTATAAGATTAGGCAAGGATTGTTAGAGTTTTTGTGTACATCTGGTGTAATTGTTGGTGATTGTGTTATATTCCCTAGTCATGGTAGTAGAGATGGATTTTATATGACTGAGTTGATTAATAGTTTTACTAATTCTGTTGTTATGATTATGTGCTTTAGCATTCTATATGAGAAATCATATGGAGTGCTTCCTCCTTTGGGTGCATTTGATAGGCTTGTTAGGATTATAACGTATGGTGATGATGTTGTAGGTAAGACTGAATCTTGTGCTGATGACTATTATACTAATGAATTTATAGTTAAAGTCGCTTCAAAAATGGGTTTGAAGATGACGAGTGCTATAAAGACAGAGCCAGTGAGGGATGATTATGAGTTTTCAGACATTACTTTCCTTAAATCTCATTTTCGTAAGGAGGGTAAGGTCTGTTTTGCTCCATATCCAAGAGAAGTCCTTTACAAAATAGTCAATTGGTGTAAGAAGAGTGTGTTAAATGATGATCTTATTCGTGCTAATAATTATAATACTGCTATAAGGATGTCTGCGTATGAGTCTAAATCTTTCTTCAAGGAATTTAAGTCCAATGTAATTTCTCAGTGTGAAAAGTTTGATCCTCATGTTTTACCACATTTAGATGTATCTATGACTTATGAGTCCATTTATAAGGATATCCTGGTTAAACAGGATACTTATGATCGGACTCATAGGGTAATAGATGGTAGCTACCTCATATTTGATACTCATAAGGGAGACGCTGAAAGGAATAAAGTTAGGGATAGTTATGTTGATTTTCTCAATGAACGAGATATAAGCTGTACAGTTTATTCTAGTAGTTCAATGGGAGAATTTAGGTCTTTTCTCAATGTAGTTGATCTTTCTAGGTTTAAGAAAATAGTTCTCTTTGGTGGCGATGGAATTCTTAATTCCTTCGTCAATACTTACACTGATCTTTATGGTTTCCTTCCTTCTATGCCTCTCTTTTACATTCCTACTGGTTCAGCTTGTTCTTTCGGGCGTAAGCATTTTTCATCATTATTTGATGGTGAAAATTTTGATTATCCCCGAATCTTTCATAGGTCAGTAATGTGTGTTAGGTCAAAGTTTCATCTCATTAAGATCATTGGTCCAGGTTTTTCTTATTATGCAGTAGACCATTTGAGCTTTGGTGCTCCAGCTAACGTTGTCTCCATTGCTGAGAGTTCAGCTATGAAGGGTAATGCTAGGTATGTTACGGCTGCTTTGTCAACTGTTGTTGATAAGGCTAAGTCGTTTAAGGTCAATACTAATAAGGAGGATTTCGATTCAACTGATCTCTTTGTTTCTATAGGAGATATTAAGTCTCCTAGCTTTCCTTTAGGATTAACTGGTGTTGATTCTCCGTTTAATGTTTCTTCTTTAAATGTAAAGGGTAGAGTCCGTAGGCTTTTTAGTTCGTATAAGGTTTTTGTAAGTAATAATTCCAGCGCGTTTTCCCATTATGATGTCAGTTTCATTTCCTTGAAGACTGATTGTTTTCTTGTTGATGGTAATTACATTTCTTTAGGTAAGGATGTGCCTGTTCGAGTTTCTCTTATGAGAAACGCTCTTGTTTTTTAATTATTTCATTTTGTTTTCATTTGTTTTTATTTTTGTTCATGTTTATTTGCTCAATTATATTTGCTCAATATATTATACCGTCATGATTTCTTAGGTATATTTTATTTAATTCCGTTTTGATTTCTTAGGAATTATTTATATGGTTTCCACGGGTGTACCTAACACCATCTCAAATTGTAATTTAACTATGTTATTTTACTGTATAAAGGCTAGTTCTTTTTAAACCTTTGTTGGG